ATGGTATATTAGTTACAACCGCCCTACAATTTGGACAAGTTCCATTAGTGCTAGCCAATGAACGCCTTATACAGTTTTTATGAAATCTATGTCCACAAGGTAATGCAATACGAACATCTTTAGTCATAGGTTCAAAACATATTGGACAATCATGAACTGTTGTACTAGTATTTTTTTCTCTATTTATTACTTTTCTAGTTTGTTTTCCTCGAACTTTTGACTGAATTTTACGACTTGCTTTTGACCTTTGTCTTTTTCTACTTCTAAACTGTTTTTGAATTTTTCTAGCAGCAGAACTTCTTAATCGCGATGACCTACGTGTTTGCGAAGGCATATATTATATAATAATATATTATTTTATTTTATGCTATATTATATTATTTTATGCTATAACATATTATTTTATAACATAGCATAAAAGTATTTTATAAAGAAATTATAACTAATTTATGTCTTAATTACCCTCTTCTATGTATTGGTGGTGTGAGTCTCGTGTATGCTCGCATCCATGTGGTCCATTGTCTATTTGTTAGCTCCTCTTTTTCTTCTTCGTCGCTTGGCAAGTTATTAATTATTAAACTTGACTCATCCAAAAACTCAGTTAGCTGTTCTTTTGTTGTCGCACTATACATACTCGCTATTAACTCATTAGCACGATTAATAGCGTCATTAGTTTTTTTGCTTCGTTTAGCTCTACGTGCTTGTAATTGTTTAGCTCTAAGTTCTTCTAATCTTGGATACGCTTTAAACCGTGCTTGAATCCGTTTTGTTGCGAGCTCTCCTCGTTTGTTATATGGTAAGCTATGAATTAGTACATCTGATTCATCCAACAATACTTGTGCCTCCTGTATTGTAGCAGCATTAAGTATTCCTGCTATTAATGTATTAACACAATCAATAACAACATCAGTGTTAGCAATATTAATATTAAAACTAATAGGCATTGAAAGACGTGTTTTTAGGTCATGCGGTTGCTCTGGGACTATAGATGTTCTACAAATTGGACAAATTGGATTGAGGTTGTTTTCTTTAAGACATTTTCTATGAAATATATGACAGCAACGGAGTGTTTGTGTAAGTTTTGGTTGCAACATAGTACCTAAACATATAGGACACTGAAGATTTGGATTTGCTGACGCTCTTGCTCTTCTAAATTTTTTTTGAATTCTTCTTGTAGCAAGTCTTTTAGAGTTTAGTTTTGATAAATCTGCTAGCGTTTGTTCTCTTTTTCTTTTACTTTTTCTGAACGTTCTTTGAATATGTGTAATGGCTTTTGTTGTTGGACTTAAAGAAACACGTCTTGGACTTAAAGACGCTAGTCTTGGACTTACAGACGCACGTCTTGGACTTAAAGACGCTAGTCTTGGACTTAAAGACGCTAGTCTTGGACTTAAAGACTCTGCTATTGGACTTAAAGAAACGCGTCTTGAACTTACAGACTCTGGTATTGAAGTTAAAGACGCTGCTGTTGAATCAAAAGGTGGTAACTCTGCAGGTTCAGGCGCTATTCTAGATCTAGACCTTCTTGTTAATCTACTTCTAATACTTCTTCTTAATTTTGCTGTTTCATTTTTTAAACTTCTTATAAGGTCCATATGTATAATAATTATATTATTTTTTATAATGCTATAATATAATTAATAATAGACTATGAATTCTAGTAAAAATAAAACTAAAACTAATACTAATACTAAAACTAAAACTAAAAATAAAAATGTTTCACAATTATTTAAGTTAATTAGTGAAAAAAAAATATTTTTAGCATTAATTTTTTCAAATTTACTACTTCAGCACTACATTAGTTATTATGTAAGTGCTAATATTAATTTAGACACGCCTAAAGAAGAAGAGGAAAATCCTAATAAATATAACACTATTATTATTGTTAGTGCTTATATATTAACTACAATATTTATTTTACTTTTAATTTTTGTTCCTATGTCTATAGTGGTAAAATTTATAATATTTTCTCTCTTTTCAGTTGCATTTGGAATAGTATATGCCTCTCTAAAACACAAATTTGACCCTGGTTTTGTGCACGGGTCAGCTGTAGGAACAGTAATGCTTTTCGTTTTTATGATATTATTTGGGCTAGCACTAATAATGAGTGGCATTCAATATACCAACAAAGTGGCTTTCGGTATATTTTATGCATTAGTGTTGTTAATAATAGTAGGTGTTATACAATATTTTATGTATAATTATTTAGTTATTACAAAATTAGTGCTAGTTGTTTTAGCTGCCTTATTTGCATTATATATTGTACATACAACAAATAATATATTGCTACGCGACTATGAAGGAGATTTTATAACTGCCTCGTTTGATTATTATATAGATATGTCTAATTTTTTTTATGCATTAAAAGTTGATGCTGATTAATTTTATTTTATACTATTTTATTATAAAACTATGAATTCTAACAATTCTAATAATTCTAATAAATCAAATAAATCTAATTTAGCAAATAAAAGAAAAAAATCTATTTTTAAGAATGATATATCACAAGTATTTAAGTTGATTAGCGAAAAGCGCTCTTTTTTTGCGTTAATTTTAGCAAATTTATTAGTCCAACTTTATATAACTTATTATGTAAGTGAAAATGTCAAAGTCGATGAACAGAAGAAACAGGGTAAAAAATTTAGCAGCAAGTTTTTTGCTGCGTTTATAGCCTCAATTGTTATCATTTTAATTTTGGCAATTGTTCCTATGCCTGCGTGGTTGAAATTTATATTCTTTTCTCTCTTTTCTGGTATTTTTGGCATACTTTTAGGATATAGAAAATATGGATTAGATCCTAATGTAATTAAGACTGCATTTGTTGGAACAGCTAGTATTTTTGTTTCTATGTTCATATTTGGACTAGCACTAATAATGAGCGGTATTCAATTAGGTTTTAGGACTGCATTAGTGTTACTTTTTGCCTTGTTAGCACTAATTATTGTTAGCATTGTGCAAATTTTTATTGCTCAATCGTCGTTATTAAAAAAAATAATAGTCATAAGTTCGTTAATATTGTTTTCAGTATATATTGTTTATGATACAAACAGTATATTGCAACGCAATTATGATGGCGACTTTATAAGTGCATCATTAAACTATTATTTAGATTTAATTAATATTTTTAGTGCATTATTGGGTGATTAATTATTGGGTGATTAAGGTATAGGAATAAACTTCCACCCTAAATCGTCACAAATTTTCTTCCATATTTGGTCTTGTTCTATGCGCTTTTCACGGTCTTTTAACATAGGAAAATATGGTAAAAAACTGCGCTCATTTAATAATTCGCATAATTTATATAATGTATAATAATAGTTTAAAAAATTTACTCTTTCTTTAGGACAATATTTCGAATATGGCTTTTGTAGTTCCATAAATAAATTGCATAGTGTTTCTTCGAGCTCTGCGCTCATAATAGGCGGTCTAATTCCTAGTTTATCTTTAATAAATGGTATATGTTCGTAATATTTATTGTAGCCCAAATTTTTCAATATTTCTTTAGTTTTTTTATTTGACAAATCGCTCAAACTAATGCGCTCTTTTTTTATTTGGTTTTTAATGTTTTCAAAAACTTCGTCGGGTATATTTGTGCTTTCTTTAGCCTGAAATTGCGCCAAAATCTCTTTTAAATGATTTATGCGTTTATATGCATAAGAGCACACTTCTTTAGGTGGTTCTTTATAGGATGGTTTATCTATATCTATTAAATATTTAATGCTATTAGAGCAATTAGAGCATATTGTCATACCTTCGCTTTCAACAAATATAAGCTCTCCATTATTACATATATTACATATATCGGATGGATAAATAAACTTGTCATAATTTAAATAATTAGGGTCAATATTATTGAAATATTTATCAATATTTTTATTGCTATCGTTTTTAACTAATACATTTTTATTTGAATGCTCTAACAAATTAGAAGACGCATCTTGAATTAAATTTAACGAAAAGAATTGTTTAACAATATCATTTTTGTCAGAATTTTCTACCATTTCATTAGATGATATATTTTTTTTATTTTCAAAATAATCAAAAATATATTTAGAATTATTCAAATAATAATTCTTTTCTTTATTTCTGAGGGCTTTTATTGTGTTTTTATTTTTATTAATAAGTTCTACTATTTCCGTTTTATTTTTTGCTTTAATTAACATAAGTTCTAATTTATCAATTTGCTTTAAACATTTAGGGATGACTACCTCTTCATTATGTTTGAAAGATTTTATTATTTCATTATGTTTATTGTCAAGTGTTGTTTTTATAACGCCTGTTCTCTTCATAGAAAGACTAATTATATTTTTAGTGTATTAAAAATTTATATATTAATTTTTGTAATTGTAATTGTAATTAAATAAAATGATTTAATTATATTATAAAAAATTTAAATTATATTATAAATTTTTTTTATTAATTAATTAATTAATTAAATTTAATTAATTAATTTTAAAAATTTTTTTTCTTTAGGAATATTATAAAAAAATGGCTGGTGGTTTAATGCAATTAGTCGCCTATGGCGCTCAAGATGTATATTTAACAGGTAATCCCCAAATTACTTTCTGGAAGGTCACCTATCGTCGTCACACTAATTTCGCGATGGAATCAATTGAGCAAACTTTCAACGGCCAAGCTGACTTCGGTCGCCGTGTTACTTGCACCATTTCGCGCAATGGTGACTTAGCTTTCCGCACCTATTTACAGATTACACTCCCTGAAATCGGTCAAAGCTTAAAAAACACCTCTGGTGATGTATATGCCAGATGGTTAGACTTCCCCGGTGAGCAGTTAATTTCGCAAGTTGAAGTTGAAATTGGTGGCCAGCGTATTGACCGTCAATATGGTGACTGGATGCACATTTGGAATCAGCTAACATTATCAAAAGAGCAAGAACGTGGCTACTACAAAATGATTGGCAACACCACCCAATTAACATACATTTGCGACCCCACTTTCGCCAATGTTGATGGCCCTTGCTCCGCCGATGGTGTTCGTCAGGTGTGTGCTCCCCGCAATGCGTTACCCGAAACAACTCTATATGTTCCACTACAGTTCTGGTATTGCCGTAACCCCGGTCTAGCTCTTCCATTAATTGCTTTACAGTACCACGAAGTAAAAATCAATTTAGACATTCGCAACATCGAAGAGTGCCTATGGGCTGTTAGTGACATCACCGGTGCGGGTATCAAAGTTACAAATGCATACAAACAGTCGCTAGCGGCTGCCTCGCTCTTTGTTGATTACATTTTCTTAGACACCGATGAGCGCAGACGTATGGCGCAAAACCCCCACGAATACTTAATTGAACAGCTTCAATTCACTGGTGACGAGTCGGTTGGTTCGTCGTCCAACAAAATCAAATTGAATTTAAATCACCCGTGCAAAGAATTAATCTGGGTTGTCCAGCCCGACATCAATGTTGATTATTGCGCATCGCTCACAAGCAACCACTCGCTAAATCACTTGCTAGGTGCTCAACCATTCAACTACACTGATGCGCTAGATGCGTTACCCAATGCTATTCACGCCTTCGGCGCCAAGGCCCTTGTTGGCAGTGGTCAATTCATTACTGGTTCATCAGTGTTCCAAGACCCATTCTCTAGTCAGTTAATACCTGGCTCAGCGTTCGTCTCGAATACTACTGCAACAAGCGCCACTGGCCCTGTTAATACAAGCGAATCGGGTGTTTCGGATGCCGGCACATTCGTTTTAGCTGAAACTGCGCTAGATATGCATTGCTGGGGTGAAAATCCAGTTGTAGTTGCCAAATTACAGCTTAACGGCCAAGATCGCTTCTCCGAGCGTGAAGGCACCTATTTCGACCTCGTCCAGCCCTTCCAGCACCACACCCGTGCTCCCGACACCGGTATTAACGTTTATTCGTTTGCTCTAAGACCAGAAGAGCACCAGCCTTCGGGCACCTGCAATTTCTCGCGCATTGACAATGCCACTTTACAGCTAGTCCTTTCGAATGCGACTGTTCAGGGTGTTTCCACCGCGAAGGTGCGCGTATATGCGGTTAACTACAACGTTCTCCGCATTATGTCGGGTATGGGCGGTTTAGCGTACAGCAATTAAATAATAAATTTTGTGTTTGTGTTTGTGTTTGTGTTTTTTCTTTATATTTAGCATTTTTTAATTAGCATTTTATTTTAGTAAATTAAATTAAAATAAAATAAAATAAAATAAAATAAAATAAAATAAAATAAAATAACAATAATTATTATATACTTCATTATTAATATGAATATAAGTTTTGTATTGAGCAGTTTTTATTTAACATATGTATTTTTACTTACAACAGGTGTTATAACATTTACTGAAGCATTACGAACACCTATTCCTGTTGTGCGTCATATTATGAATATTGAAACGTGTATTTCAGTTATAGCGTGTTATTTTTATGGATTATTTATAGCAGAAATAAAAAAATCGCAAGAAACACCAAAAACACCAAAAACACAAGAAAGTCAAGACCCAAATACTGCAGAAGCTAACGACAAAGTGGCATCTGTTATTCCTATAGCAAAAATCAATAATATGCGCTATACTGATTGGTTTATCACAACCCCATTTATGTTATTAGCTCTCGCTATGGTGTTGGGTTATGAAAATAAAAAGCAAGTTAAGATTTATCCATTATTATTAACGTTTGTTTTCAATTTTGCAATGTTGCTATTTGGTTATTTAGGAGAAATTAGAGTATTAACTAAAAATATAGCAAGTTTTATAGGTTTTATATTCTTTTTTCTAACATATGGAACCATTTGGAAGCTGTATATGACTGGCTCAAAAATAACATCCCAATCAAAATATATATTTTGGATTTTCTTGGGTGTATGGTCGCTTTACGGAGTATTTTATCATACAAAGGAATCAACTAAAATGTTTGGATACAACGTACTAGACTTAATTGCTAAAGCAATCATAGGTCTTTTCTTCTGGTTATATTTAACAAAAACGGTAGTATTTTAATCTAATATTTAAATATATGAATGAGTGACTTGTCAAAGAATGACCCGTCAAAGAATGACTTGTCAAAGAATGACCCGTCAAAGAATGACTTGTCAAAGAATGTTATAATAGAAAAAGACGAATGCAAGAGAATAAGAAAGCACAACGCGGTTAAATTACCTAGCACATTAGCAGATTTGAATATACCTAAATATATTAACTATTATAATGAGTGTTATAATAATGAAAAAAAACTATATAGAGAATACTTTAAAATAGAAAAACATCCGTATCAGAAAAAAAACAAAACATATATTTCTTCCAAGTCTAATAAAATAAGTATAATAGAAAAATTAAATCAAATAAAAAAAATATTGGATGAGTTAAATGCTAATGATGCTGATGATGCTGATGATGCGATAAATGCTAATGTAGTAAAATTACCCAAATATATTTCTGTTAAAAATCACATAGTAGATAGTAATAAATTCTATTTAGTTTATGATAAAAAAG